TTCGCCCTTCGCCTCTTGCCTGCCTCTGGGCCACGGAACCGGTTGTGCTGCGCCGGGGTGTGGGGGAGGGTGCCCATGCTTGAGGAAACCGACCGCCTCGATGGCCTGACCGATGAGGAACTGGCAGGGCTCTATGAGGCTGACGCCGGGCCGGAAGTGACCCGCTGGGTGCCGCCTGGGCCGGTAAGCCGGGCGTTCTACAACGACGATAAATCGCGGATCGTCCCTTTCATGGGACCAGTCGGCGGGGGGAAGACCTCGACCTGCATCATGAAGCGGCTCAGGATGGCGTCGCTGATGCTGCCGGACAGCGAGGGCTGGCGGCGCGACTATGTGGTGGTGATCCGCGACACCTACCGCTCGGCCGCCAAGTCCACGCTGGTGAGCTGGCAGGACTGGCTCCCTAAGAATTTCCCCGGCTCCACCTGGACCGGCGGCGATGACAGGCCGGTAACGCATGTGATCCGCGGCGGGCTGCCCGACGGCACGAAATTTGAGGCGACCACGGAAGTCATCGGCCTCAACGGCAACCGGATCGAGCAGGTGATGCGCGGCAAGGTGTTCTCCTCCGCCTGGATCAACGAGGCCTCGGACCAGCCGCGCGACGTGCTGCCCTATGTGGCGCAGCGCCTGGGCCGCTTCCCGCGCAAATCCACCCTCAACGGGCGCGAGCCCTTCGCGCAGCTGATCATGGATTTCAACGCGCCGGATACGGACCACTGGCTGCGCGAGGTGTGCGTGGAGAAGCCGCTGCCTGGCCTGACCTTCTACGCCCAGCCCGCCGCCATGCTGCGCCAGGGCGAAGGCAGCCAGCGCCGCTATGTGATCAACCCCAACGCCGAAAACATCAAGGCGCTGCCCGCCGATTACTACCAGAACATGTGCGCCACCGAGGAGGACTGGTATATCCGCCGCTTCGTGATGAACGAGTGGGGCTACTCCCGCGACGGTCTGCCGGTCTACGCGGATTATTTCGACCAGCATGTGCATGTGGCGAAGGCGAGCCTGAAGCCAGACCCCAAGCGCCCGGTGCTGGTGGGGATCGACGGATCGACGGCGGGCTTGCGCCCGGCGGCGGTGCTGCTGCAGGCGACAGGCGAGGGCGGGCTGCGGGCGCTGCGCGAGCTGGTGCCGGGGCAGGGCTATGGCGCGGCGCGCTTTGGCGAGCTGCTGCAGGCGGAAATCGCCGCGCTGGGCTGCAACGGTGTTGCGGCCTGGGGCGACCCGGCCAGCCAGTATGGCGGCGACCGGGAGGGCGGGCAGCTGTCCTTCGCCGACATCGTGGCGATGATCCTGGGCGTGCCGGTGCAAATACCGTTTAACGGGTCGAACGAGATCGGGCTGCGGCTGCAGGCGGTGAAAAACGAGCTTAAGCCCGGCGGCTTGCGGCCGCCGCTGCTGATCGATCCTTCGTGCAAGATGCTGCTGCGGGGGTTCGCGTCAAACTACCGCTTCAAACGGCGGCCCGCGCATTCCGCCCAGCCCTGGGATGTGGTGCCGGACAAGCAGGCGCCATCGGCGGACGTTCATGATGCGCTGCAATATGTGATCGGCGGCTTGAGGGGCATGCGCGGCGTGGTGAACCAGGCGGCGGGGTGGTCTTCCCAGTCCGGGCCTCGGCCCGGCGCCTCGCCCTGGGGGGCTGCCCGCCGCGATTTCGACGTGACCAAGATATGACCTTCACCCTGGTAAGCCCGGCGACGCAGATGGACCTGGCCAACTGCGGGCAGGCCGTGACGCTGCATGTGTGGGCGCTGGCGCGGGTGCAGCTGCGCCTGGGCCCAAGCTGGGCGCTGCGCGGGGCGGACGGCAAGGCGGTGGCGGTGGCGGGGTTCTGTTACCGCTCGGATGACACCTGCGATGCCTGGTTCATGGCCGCGCCCGCCGCGTCCCGGCACATCGGGCGAATTGTTCGGGCCATCCGGTTGACAGGCATTCCGGCTCCGTACAGTCGAGCCATCGCTTTCGTGTCGACCCCGGAAGGCCGGAGGATCGCGGCGCTGGCGGGTTATGAGCGCATTGCGGTGCGCGAGGACGGGATGGAGGTTTATTGCTATGGGCGCATTGCTCAAACCTGATAACAGCGCAGCCAAGCTGGCGCAAAAGCAGGCGGAAGCGGCCCAGCGCCGCGCCATGGCTGAAGTGGCCAGGCAGAACGCCGAGGCAGACCAGGCCAAGGCTGCCGGCGGGCGCAAGCGCGGGCGGAAGCTGCTGACGTTCCTGGGCGCCGACGGCCAGGCCACGCTGGGCTGAGCGCCAGAGCATGGCTGACTACGACGCAATCACAGCCCGCCGGGCGGCGGCCAAGAAAGCGAAAGACGCTTTCAACCCGCTGCTCGATGAAGCCTATGAATACGCCATCCCCTACCGCAAGGGCATCCGCGAGACGGGCGATGGCGAAAAGCGCGTCAACCGCGTGTTCGACAGCACGGCCATGGAAGCCGCCTTGCGCTTTGCCGGCAAATTCGCGCGCGACATTTTCCCGCCCGGCTTCTTCGCCATCGAGCCCGGCGAGTGGCTGCCCAAGAACCTGCAGGACGGCATGCGCCCGGAGCTTTCGCGGGTGACCGCAGTGGTGGAAACCTTCTTCCTGTCTGGCGAGTGGGAGCAGGCCAAGCACGAAATGGGCATCGACCTTTCCGGCGGCAACGCCGCGCTGCTGATGCTGCGCGGCAACACGCAGCGGCCCTGCCGCTTCATCGTGGCGCCGATGGATGAAATCCTTTTGGAAAACGGCCCCTACAATGACGTGACCGGCGTGTTCTGGGAGCGCAAATGGAGCCTGCGCGCCATCGAGGAGGAATTCCCGGACGGGAAATTCACCGTGACCATGAAAGAGCGGATGCGCAGGGAACCGCAGGCGGAAGTGACGCTGTACCAGGACACGGTGTGGGACCGCAAAACCAGCCGCTGGGTGCGCCATGTGCACTGCACCGAAAATGAGAAGACGCTGATCGAGACTTCGACGTCACGGACCTCGCCTTGGATCACGCCGCGCTATTTCCGGGTGCCCGGCGAAGTCTATGGCCGGGGCGTGCTGATGCTGGCCATGCCCTCGATCCGCACGCTGAACGTGGCGCAGAAGATCATGCTGCAGGCGGCGGCCATTGCCATGCTGGGCATCTATACGGCCATCGATGACGGCGTGTTCAATCCCGATAATTCGCCGCTGACGCCGGGCGTGTTCTGGAAAGTGGCGCGGAACGGTGGCGTGCTGGGCCCCTCGGTTGCCCGTTTCCCGGATCCGCGCATCGATCTGTCCGGGCTGATGATCGACAAGCTGCAGCTGCAGGTCAAAAGCGCCATGAACGACAAGGCGCTTCCGGCGGAAACCGGCGCGGTGCGCTCGCCCACCGAAATCATCGAGCGGGTGAAGCAGATCGCTTTCGACGATGTGGGCGCTTTCGGGCGGCTGGTGCACGAGGGCGTGGTGCCGGTGGTGAAGCGGGCGGTGGAAATCGCCTATGACCTTGGCCTGCTGGGCCAGGAACTCAACATCGACGATTTCATCACCAAAGTGAGCGTGCGGAGCCCGATGGCCATGGCCCGGCAGCAAATGCGCTCCGAAAGCATTTTGCAATATGGCCAGATCGTGGGGCAGCTGTTCCAGGATCAGCCCGGCATGATCGACCAGCTGCTGCACCGTGACCGCGCCGCCCAGCATGTGGCCCGCGCGCTGATGGTGCCGGATGATGTGGTGCCGACCGACGCCGAGCGCAAAGAGATTGCGGCGGCGCAGGCGCAGCAACAGGCCGCCGCGGTGGCGGCGCAGGCCGTTGCCGCCGACCCGGCCATGGCAGAACAGCTGATGGGGCAGGCGGCTTGAGCAAATTGCGCGAGCGGATGATGCAGAACCAGCGATTTCTGCGCATGAAGCCGACAGTGCAGGCGCGCATTTTGCGCCTCAATGCGGACTGGAAAGGGCCAGGCTACTTAATTCGGGGAATGTTTTTCAAGCCAGTGTCGTGGCGGCGTGTGAAAAAGCATTTCGCGCGCTCCGAAGAAAGCCCGCCATATTTTTGCTTTCGCACGCCGGATGGGAAAGTGTGGTGGGTGCCATACCACGGTTTCGTCGATGGACCCATTGCCCGTCTGAAAGGGTGGATCAAATGAACCTCGACGTGACTGTGAAGGATTTGCTGGCGGGCATTGGCGGCGATGCCACCATGCGCGACTTGTTCAGCATGACGGATGACCGCCTCAAGGCCATCAAGGCGCAGCGCGACATGGAGGCGGCAAAACGGCTTCCGGTGGCCGCCGCCATTGCCCGCGTGCTGGCAACCGATGACGGCAAGGTCCTGTTTCAGGCGATGCTGGACATGACGTTTCGCGGCCATGTGGACGTGGTGGGCCTCGGCCTGCCGTCGGACGTGGCGCTGCAACAGCTGGTGGCGGAGAACGCCCGCAAGGAATTCGTGGTGCAGCTGGTGAAGCTGGCTCGCGAAGCAGTGCCGGCAGAATAATCTGCCAATTTCAAGCTCAGGAGGAAAACATGAATTTTTCGGCTGCACTAGAAGATATCAAGCGAGGCCACCGCGTGGCCCGTGAAGGGTGGAACGGCAAGGGTATGTTCGTTTTCTTGGTAGCTGGGTCGGTGTTTCGCGTGAACCGTGAACCGCTGATGAGCATTTTGGGTGAAGGTACTGAGGTAACATATCGAGCCCACATCGACATGAAGACAGCAGACGGCTCAGTGGTGCCGTGGGTTGCCAGCCAAACTGATATTCTGGCGGACGACTGGAAAAAGGTCAGCATCTAATCCAGTCAAAAACTTGACGACAACAGGAGAGCACAATGGCAGACCAAGACCCCGCCCCGACGGGCGGCACACCCAACGGCGGCACCGGCGACACCGGCGCGCCGCCTGCCGCCCAGACGGGCGGCACCGGCGACACCGGCGGCCAGCCCGCCGCTGGCGACACCCCGGCCTGGAAGACGCTGGGCATTCCGGCGCACATGCTGAAGGAAACGCCGGAGCAAACGCTCGGTGAAGTTTTCAAAGGCTACAAGGGTTTTCTGGATAAGCAGGCCGCCTCGGGGCCGGTGGGCAAATCGCCGGATGACTACAAGTTCGAGTTCGCGGCGGAGCTGAAACCCTATTTTCCGACGGCCGACGACCCGGCGCTGAAGAATTTCCAGGCCTGGGCGCACAAGAGCGGCATGGCGGTGAAGCAGGCCAATGAACTGATCAACGAGGTGTTCGCGCCGCTGGCCAAGGAAGGCAAGCTCGGGCCGGTCTTCAACCCGCAGGCGGAGATCGACAAGGTGGCGGCGCTGCTCGGCAAGACCGGGCCAGACGCGGCGGCGGCCATCGAACAGGCAACGGGCGAGCTTGAAGCGTGGTCAAAGAACCTGGGCCAGCAGATCAAGCTCACCCAGGAGGAACAGGTGGAGCTCGAAAGCCTGCTGATGACCGGCTCGGGCTTCGGGCTGATGCGCAAGTTGCAGGCGGCCGCCGGCGGCGATGCTTTCAAGGTAGGCGGCAGCCAGCCCGGAAAACTCTCCCGCGCCGACCTTGAAGCGATGCGGCAAGACCCGCGATGGAGCACCAATTCCACCAAATATGACGCCGCTTTCCGTCAGCGCTACGAGGAAGCCTGGCGGGCCTTGCCGCCTGACGACCTGAAGTAACCGCTTTTCAGGGCAATGCCGCCGGCCGGATGCCTTGACGGGCATTCGGCCCGCTTAATTTCCGCTCCCACGCACAGGGAAGGACCCTCCCCGCTCCGGTTTCCCGGTTTCCGGCCCGGTCAGCGGCAGGTTTCTCCAGCCCGGTGATGAAAACCCTCATCATCAAACGGAGAAAATCCAATGACTATTCAGGCCGACAATCATTATGTGCAGCAGTACCGCTCGGAAGTCACCCACGTCTATCAGGCGAAGGGCTTCCTGCTGAAGGGCATGCTGCAGCCGCAGGGCCGCTTCGAAGGCACCAAGGCCTTCTGGCCCGTTCACGGCTCCACCCAGGCGCGCAAAAAGCAGCGCCACATCAAGGCGACGGAAGGCAATATCGCCAAGAGCCAGGTGAGCGCCGACCTCTCCACCTGGGAAACCTACGACTATGTCGGCCAGTTCGACATGGTGCGGCAGAAAGTGAACGAGCGCGAGGCCCTGGTCGAGGCGGGCGCCATGGCGCTGGGCCGCGCGGTGGACCTCGAAATCATGTCCATCCTCAACACCAACGCCGCCACCAGCGGCAGCACCAACTTCATGGACACCGGCGCCGCGGCCCTGAGCATCAGCGACGTCATGCTGTTCATTGCCCGCTTCATGGACGGCAACGTCATCCCGGCCGATGGCCAGATGTTTATGGGCGTCAACGCCCTGGCCTGGCAGCTGCTCAACGGCTTCAAGCAGTTTTCGAGCAGCGATTATGTGGGCCCGGACCTGCCGTTCAAGAGCCGCACGCAGGCCCGCACCTGGAACTTCGTCAACTTCGTGCTGCTGCCCAACTCCTATTTCCCGGTGCCGGCGGCCAACAGGGCCGATCTGTTCCTGTGGCACAAGCCTTCGCTCGGCTGGGCCGACAATATCGGCGAGGGGAACCTGCGCACGATCTTCGACTGGGAAAACGATGTGGGCGAGTGGTCTCTCCGCCAGGAAGCGGAAGGGGCTGGCGTGGTGCTGCAGACGGCGGGCCTTGCGCGGCTGCGCATCAAAACCGACGTGACGTCGATCACCCTCAACTAACCCTGAGCAGGCGGGCCTGACGCCCGCCTGCCGCCCCCAACGCTCAACAGGAGAAAACTTCCATGCCGTATGACGTGAAAGGCCTGAACCGGCTGTGCAATATCGGCACCAGCGGTTCGGGCGCCAACCCCTCGATCTGGACCTATGTGACTGCCGACGCCCATGCGACGGTGGCCGCCGCCAACTATTTCAACCCGCAGGCCGCCTTTATGCAAGTGGGCGACCTCATCGACGCCATTACCGGTTTTGGCGGCACGCCGGTGAACCGGCGGTATGTGGTGACGGCCAACACCGGCACGGTGGTGACCATCACCGCCGTGACCGGCGCCAGCTGGACCTGACGCCATCCGCCTTGGGCGTGCAGATCCGTTGGGCTGGCTCTCCGGCCTCGCGGATCGCAGCCTTCGGCCGCAAGCCGCGCCCGCGCGACGGCTTGCGGCCACCCACTTAGCCGGAGCGCGCCGCCATGCCGATCTATACCGATCTCGATGTCGTGAACGCCGCCTGCGCCCTGCTGGCGGTTGAGCCGTTGCAGGCGCTCGATGCCGAAACGCCGGGCGGCCAGACCGTGCAGGCGCTCTATGACCCGGTGGTGGAACTCTGCCTTGGCATGACGCCGTGGAGCTTCGCGCGCCGCATCCGCCAGCTGGCGCAGGTGAGCGGGGTGACCTCAACGCTGGGCTTCAGTTACATTCACGCGCTGCCCGCCGAAATGCTTGGCATGCCCGCCCGCCTGCTGGCCGACCCCACGGGGATGGGCGGCGCCATTCAGCAATATGACTATGACGAGGAGAGGCGCGTCCATTCGCACGCGGAAATCCTCTATGCGCACTACACGGCGCGCGTGGTTCCGGCGCTCTGGCACCCGGTGTTCCGGACAGCGGTGATCCATGCCGTGGCGGCCGCGCTGGCGGAACCGCTGACCGGCAACAGCGCGCTTGCCCAGGACAAGAAATCCGACGCTTTCGGCACGCCATCAGAAGGCTATCGCGGCGGGCTGATGCGCGCCGCGCTTGCCGCCGATGCCTTTGCCACGCCGGCGCGCACGCTGCCCGCCGCGTCCAACCCCTTGCTGAATGAATGGATGGCCGGATGACCGGACAGCCTGGCCGCCTGCAATCCACCTTCAATTCGCTCGAACTTGGCCCCAGGCTGCACGAGCGGACGGAGATCAAGTATTTCAACACCGGGCTGGCTTTCGCTTCCAACATCGAAGCCCTGCCGCAGGGCGGCTTTCAGGTGCGCGCGGGCCTGCGCCACATTGGCAACACGCTGGCCACCGCCACCCGGCTGGTGGATTTCCAGGCGAACAACGGACAGGTGTTCGACATCGTTTATGGCGCGTCCACCGCTGAGGTGTGGGGGGTGAGCTCCATCAGCGATACGTTCTCGCACCCCTACACAGAAGCGCAAGCGCGGACCATGGACCACGCCCAGGCGCTGGACACGCTGCTGACATTCCACCAGGACGTGGCCCCGCAGCGGGTCTTGTATAACCCCTCGCTTCCCGACTGGACCAATGGCGCGGCGCCGCTCGCCAACTTGCCCACCTATGATTACGGCGCCACTTACACCAACGGCGTGGCGGCGGTGTGGGACATCAATTTCGACGGGATGCAATCAACCACAACCCCCCCGACGCCGACGGGGGTCTACATTCTGACGCTGAATGGCCTGGACACCACGTCAATCCAGTGGAACAGCACCACTGCGACCAATGTTTCGCGCGTGGCAGCGGCCCTGGCAAATCTGAACATTCTTGACCCCGGTTATACAGTGACCGCGAGCGGCGGCAATGTGCGCGTCACTTTTTCCGGAGCCGGAAACATAGGCGACGAATGGGCCATTTCCGGACGGCTTGTTAACAGGGGCGATGCCGCTGTCATCACCACCAAAGTGACAGCCGGTGTGGCGCCTGGCGAAGCGATTATCTCCGCCAGCCGCGGCTGGCCGCGCTGCGGCTTGTTTTATCAGCAGCGCTTGCTCATGGGCGGCCTCAATAGCCTGCCTGGCTCGTGGATTTCCTCGATCAGCGGCGACTATTTCAATTTCAACGACAAGATCAAAGACGCCAACGGCAGCTTCTATGTGGTGCTCGACGTGGCCGGCGGCGAAGCGGTGCGGAAGCTGGTCGACAACACCTTTCTGCTGGTCATGACGTCAAACGCCAATTACTGGATCGCGGGCTCGCAGGACGGTTTGAAAAAAACCGAGCCGCCGAAGCATGTGCCCGCGTCCGACCATGGCGTGGCGGCGGGCGTGCCGGTCATCTCCAACGAGGGCGCGGCGGTCTATGCGCATTCGTCGGGCGATTTCATCGGCGAAATGCGCTACACCGACGTGGACGGCAACTATGTGTCGCTCGACGTCTCGCTGCTGGCTTATCATCTGGTTGACGGCGCCATTGACCTGGCGGCGCGGAAGAAAGCCGATTTTCAGGCCTGTAATCAGATCGGCATCGTCAATGGCGACGGCAGCATGCGCATCGCCTATGTGCTCAGGGAGCAGGAAATCACCGGCTTTGCCCGCGTCGACACCGCCGGAAGTTTCAAGGCGGTGAGCGTCAACGGCCGCAACGAAATGTCAGTGATCGCGGTGCGCGGCGGCACGCGCCGCTTTGAACGCTTCGAGGCGGGCCTGCTGCTCGACGGCGCCATCACCATCACCAATGCGCCGGCCTCGGCCACGGTGGCGGGGATCCAGCACCTCAATGGCCAGAC